AAAGATCCGCAATAGGGGCAATATCAACTCCACCGTCACCATATTTAGTATAAAATCCTACACCATAATCTTCAACTTTGTTTCCAGTACCAACAACAATACCACTCACAGAACCCGCAACTTGATATAGTGTAACCATGCGAATACGAGACTTTGTATTCGCATTTGCCAATTGATTTGAAACAAATTGCAAACCAATTGGTTCAATTGCATTTACGATTTGATCGTATGTGCTTGATAGATCGATTCTGATCTTAGTAACATTAGGATACTTATCTTCCAGTACAGAACTATATTCATCCGACAAAGTATCATTCTTAGCACTTGAATGCAGTGGCATTGAAAGAACATAAGTTGGAATACCAGTTTCCGCACAAAGAGTTGCTACGACAGCAGAATCAATTCCACCAGATACGCCAATGACAAAAGACTTGAGGGTTGGGTACGTCAAAATATAATCACCCAACCACTTAACAATATCAGTCTTTACCTTATTATAATCCGTAATTCTATTCATGACTCATTGTAAATTTTATTGATCGTTTTTAAGAAGTTTTCAATAACACTATAATATGTCCCTTTAGATTTTGCAAATAACTTTCCTTGCCTTTGCTTTTCTAAACGTGCTTCTTTATTGTTTAGATAGTACTCTACTTTTTGTTCCAAGTCAGTATAATCCGAAACATAAACTGCAACGCCATCAGTTGCATCTACAGCCATTTCACAATCAGTTAAAACTACACAACCGTAAGCAATACCCTCAAATACTCTTTCTGTAGGTAGACCATTTTTAATATTGTCGTCAGAGTTAAACCCTAGACAAATTTTAGAACCTAGAAAAGCGTTTCGGACACGTTCAGATTCATCAAGAAATGGAGGCCAATAATGAATAAAGCAATTATATTTTTGTTCTAACTTACGAGACCATTCCTCCTTATAGTTGCATCCCGAAAATCCACAATCATACTCATCAGTTCTTTGGGATAGAATATAATCAATATCATTTGGATTAATACTGGCAGCAAAAGGAAGAGAAACATAATTTGGATGATTTACATATTCCCTGAAGTGCTCTCCAAAATATGAAAAATCAGGATCTCTATAATACTCTCCAGTAAAAATATACTTTTTGAATGGAAAGTCTTTTTCTTTATAGTGATTATTCAATACATTATGGAAAGTCCAAAAAATCCAAGTAGTTTTTTGAAACTTATTTGCCAGATAATCAAAGTACTCCATCCAATTGGAACTTCTTTGATCGTAAAAATTGTCACACATCAAGAATATTTGATCTTCAGAGTCTTCAATTTCTTCAAAGTTTTTTAAATCATATGCCTCAAGACCATATAAAGAAAAACCATTTACAAATTTCATACTCATCAAATAGTGAGTACCTTTTGTTGGGTACTCACTGGTATTAATAAGATATATTTTTTTCATTATCAAGAAGAAGTTTCAGAATCTTTTTTTAGAATTTGATTGTTAATCCATGAGTAAGTTTTAGCAATTCCTTCCTCAAGTGTCTGAGAATAATCCCATCCAAGTTTTTTACGAATAAGATCATTGTTAGAATTACGACCACGTACTCCAAGAGGAGCATCTAGGATATGTTCTTTTTCTACGTTTTTACCTGAGACTTTAGATGCAGTATTAACAAGTTCATCAATGGTTACCATTTCTTCAGAACCAATATTAACTGGTCCCATAAAATCACTATCCATCAATCTGCAGGTTGCTTCAATGCATTCATCAATATACAGGAAGGAACGAGTTTGTAGGCCATCTCCCCACACTTCGATGGATCCACCTTCCTCAGGAAGGTAGGCAACTTTACGGCAGATTGCTGCTGGCGCTTTTTCTCTACCTCCTTCCCAAGTTCCCTCTGGTCCAAAGATATTATGATACCTAGCAACCCGAACAGGGATCCTATAATTACGATTATAAGCGAAAAACAACCGCTCTGAGAACAACTTCTCCCAACCATATTCAGAATCTGGATTTGCGGGGTATGCTGAATCTTCACGGCAATCTGGATTATCTGGGTCTAATTGATTGTGTTCTGGATACATACAAGCAGAACTAGAGTAAAAAATCTTAGTTTTGTTTACTCCCTTAAAGTCATTCAACTGTCTCTGAGACTCAAGGACATTCAAATTAATACTTGCAGAATTATGCATAATGTCAGCATCATTCTCACCAGAAAAAACAAATCCTGCACCACCCATATCAGCAGCAAACTGATAGATTTCATCAAAAGTATCAATATATTGAGATGCTACAAAGTGATAGAAATTGCCGAGATATCCTTTAAACTGAAGCACTCTTTCCACAAAATTAGCGTCTCTCAAATCCCCCTGAACAAACTCATTTGCTTCAGAAATTGAAAATTCTGGATATTTAAGATCTACACCACGGACCCAATAACCTTCTTTCCGCAGTCTTTTTACCATGTGGCTTCCAATAAAACCACCAGCACCAAGAACAAGTGCCGTTTTCTTATAGTCACTCATAGATGAATAAATTACTCTTAGTATATATTATACAAAAAAAGATGGGTTTATGCAACCCATCTTATGTAACTCAGGCTCGCCACCAATTCTTTGACTGGAAATTGGAAACCAGGCGGGAGTTATCCCATCCGCACCACTTGCCTTTTTAAGGAATGGCAAGAAACCTACTTTGCAGCAGAAACAAAATAATTAATTGCTTCTGCTTGATTGAGTACATCCGACAAAGTTGGAAACTCTGGATAATCCATTTTCACTGTGTTTAACGGATTATCATTCCAAACACGAGCAGTATCATATTCAATACTAAAATGATCATTTAGCATAGCATATGCTTGCTTGAAGACTTCAAAGCGAAGTTGATAAGGTGTCATAATTTTACTCCAGTGTGTATGTGTGTGTTAATAGGGTCATTTTGACTCCACCACTTAGTTTTGAGAAACTAAGAAAAGTTGGGCTAACTTTGATATCTCGGTAATACCAAAGAATGCACATAAGAATAGTACATCCCAAAGTTTAAGTTTAATAGCAAAGGGTACTGTGAGTAATCCTCCAACAACCTTTATCATTAAACCATATTTAAATTCTCCCCATAACATAGTCTGATAACCAATTATAAGGAGAATATTTCCAATCCACCTAAGCAAATCGGTTTTAGACATAAGGGGTTTTGCTCCCGACCAGTGCTGTTAAAGTCCATCCGTGACTATTTACTCATCATCGTCTCTCACATAACAAGGAACCCTATCGGGGTCTAACCAACGCGCATAGTCAAGGTCTTCCATAGCAGTAGTACATTGTAGACCATTATCAAAAAGATAAATGTCATTCCAGCGTTTGGTGTATTCGTTTTGTTTTTGCATACGGTAATCTGGATTACCGTTGATTTCAAGAATACCTACCTCTACGAAGCGATATCCTTCACGTTCCAAAAGAACTTTGGGAAGTCGTGTTGTCATGCAACCTCAACGGATTCAAGATCTGCAAGAACATATTCCATAAGCATTTCATAGTCGTCCAGAGGATCACCAGAGAACACTACACCTTCGTTTTCATAGTAACGGCGAACCTTTTTGTAGAGTTTCGGATTCTTTACATCAAGGTAGAAATCGCCATTTGCTGCTCCACGGAGGGTTTGAACGTCTTTCTTGAATTTTGCTGTGAGAGTCATTGTATTGAATGTTGACCTTAGTATTATAAGGGTTTGACTTGAAGAAGTCAAGGTGGACAGAAGAGTTTCTGTCCTATGCTCGTTGTGGGGAACGATCCCACCTATGCCGATTTATGAGATCGGTGCATTCACCAGATTGCTAAACGAGCAAGGTACGAGTGGGTGGATTCGAACCACCTCAAAGCCGCTAATCTGGCGGAAAGAGTTTATAAGACTCCTCTGACTACCAAGTCTCACTCGCTTAAATCCAGATCTATAATAGCGGATCTGGAACGCTTTGTCAACTACCTTCTTCGTGATCAGTGTGAATACGTATTAGTTCGTCATTCACACGAGGTTCTATCTCAAAGTTTATGGTTTCGTTGTATGGAACTATCACTGCGTTTCTTTCTCCATCAGTAATGATAAATGATTCGCCATTTTCTACTCTTTCTATTAGATTATCAAAATCTGCTTGAAACTCTTCGACTGTAAACTTTTGGAGATCTGAAAGTTCTGGATACATTTTCATAAAGTGAAGTTTTATGAGTCGGAATGACAGGATTCGAACCTGCGACATCTCGCTCCCAAAGCGAGTGCTCTACCAAACTGAGCTACATTCCGTTACTTGGTTTTGTGTATAAACATAATACCAGCAAATGGTATGATTGTCAATCCACATCCACAAAGAAAAAGAAAGAAAGGATTTGCCGCTAGCATTTCAACCAAGTGGAAAATCATCTTCCTCTCCAGTTCTTGTATTCATAATACATGTATTGATCCACTTCGTCAAGGCCCTGTAACGGAGCAGTAACTTCCCAAGTAGACCATTCTTTGCAAAACTGTTTAATATCTATATTGTTAACAATGCAATGCCCGTATATTCTTACAAAAGCAGACATTGCAAAATTATATCTCTGTTTACTGGGGGTATGCATGAGTAAGTCCCCAATAAATCCACAATCCAATCATAGAAAAATATATCACTGATAGTGTAAAAAGTGTTTTAATCATCTTCTTCGTCCTCGTATGTAGATGGTTCTTCAAAGAGTTCATCCATTTTTTGTTGGAGAACTCTTTGATATAGTTCTTGGATATCTTCTTCGGTGAATTTAACCACTAGTAAAGGGTCTCCTGCTTTAACGTCGTTTAATTCTGGATGTTTTACCTTTGGACTTTTTGAATACCCATGATGAGCGTTCATAATCATCCAACCTTGCACGAACATTGTAAGTGCAATCACCACAAGAACAAACCAAGGAACTAGAAAAATTAGTTCAGAGTGATTTTGAGCCATGGTAGTAATGGAGGAATAACTCCAACGAGTCTCAAAAGTCCCTCAGCAAATAAAGCAAGAACCACCCAACCGACGCACATACTAATGATAGAAGCATTACGGTTGTGTCGTCGTATTGCTGCATCGATCATCTCCTGAACTTCAGAACGTGTAATAAATTCTTCTTGTTCGTGCATCATTTCTCATCTCCAAGAAACTTTGCGAGAGGATCTCTTTTGGTTTTCACAATTTCACATGCTCTATAGTAAAACATATTATTGGTGTTGCCAGAAGCTTCAAAAGTTGCTTTGATCTTCACCCAATTATCGTAGGTGTGTTGATCCATCGGTTCGTCCCCGTGATACTACTATATAATAATCACAGGTATTTCACAGTCAACTTTTTGTGTTCATATCGTAACACTATTGAAGAAATTGTTAAATTTGTAACTTTTCTAAACAAAAATTATCTAAACGGAAGGTGGGAGAGTCGAACTCCCAAGGGCTTTAACACCTCAACGCTTTTCAAGAGCGGTTCCGTCGCCAATCGGATTGACCTTCCAATAAGTCCTCAACGGACTTCAAAATCCAAACGACGAACTTTACGTTGTCTACGTGCTTCTTGCCAAGCAATATCTTGAGAAGAGAGTACGTTTGTTTTTGAACTTTCTTTTAATGAGTTTAACATAACAATGCGAGATAAGTCAACTGCCGAAACTTTATCTCCACGAATTGTTGCCATATTAGGACAACCACAGGTCACTGTTTTTGATGGGTGTCCTATTAATTCTTTATTACAATCTTTACATCTTATTGAAATCATTGTTCTTCATCCTATTCATTGTAAGTGCGATCTTAACATCCAAACAAATTTGCCATGAGACTCCATTAAATCTTGAA